CGCAATTATGTCGCTGGTATATTTAATGTATCTGCTACACCCTCTGGAGCTTTAATTAATACGTCAGGGTCACAGTCAGGCACACAGTATATTTCCAACCGTGCGGTCAATTTAGCTACTATTAATGGTGCATTAGATGTTCCAACTATTCAGAATTACATCACAGTATCAGATACTTTCCGTTTTGTATTTGTTTTTGGCTGTAATGACTACGGTGTATCTACTCAAAACCCACTGTTAGTACGTTGGTCTGACCAAGAGAACGCCGCTGACTGGACACCATCTACTACTAACCAAGCAGGTTCATTAACACTAACTCGTGGCTCTCAGATTATTACTGCGCTTCAAACACGTCAAGAAATTCTAGTTTGGACAGATTCTACGCTATACTCTATGCAGTACTTAGGCTACCCGCTGGTTTGGAATGCCCAGCTTATGGGTGACAATATCTCTATTGTAGGTCAGAATGCAGCTGCTCTGGCTTCGGGTGTTGTGTACTGGATGGGGCGAGATAAATTTTATAAATACGATGGTCGTGTGCAAACACAGAACTGTGACCTGCGAGAATATATATTCAATGATTTTAATGCGCAACAATCAGAACAAGTCTTTGCCAGCACTAATGAAGGGTTTAACGAAGTCTGGTGGTTCTACTGCTCTACTGATAGTACGGTGGTGGACAAATACGCAATCTATAATTACGCTGAAGATATATGGTATTACGGCACAATGGGTCGCACCGCTTGGCTTGACTCTGGGATTTTAGATTATCCTCTTGCAGCTACTTACTCAAATAACTTAGTTAACCATGAAAATGGTTTAGACGATAATGAGACTTCAGTATCTACTGCTATTCATGCTTATATTACAAGCTCTGAGTTTGACATTGATGACGGTCACAACTTTGTATTTATTCGCAGGATTTTACCGGATTTAACTTTTAGAGGTTCTACTACAGAAAGTCCAGCAGCGACACTGACTATTTACCCTTTAATTAACGCAGGTAGTGGATATACAAATCCAGCTTCTGTTGGCGGTAGTGATAATGCAGTGATTACAAGAACAGCTGTTGTACCTATTGAAGCGTTTACTGGGCAAGTGTTTATTCGAGTACGTGGTAGACAGTTTGCATTTAAGATGGAAAGTAATCAGTTAGGTAATACATGGCAGATGGGTGCCATGAGGCTCGATTTCAAACTGGATGGTCAGAAATCATGAGTAATACAGTCCAAACTCCTAAAGCACCAAGTTTACCTTTTGCTGAGGTGCAATATAGCCGTAACTACCTTGACCAATTAAACAACGTACTGCGTCTATACTTCAATCAACTCGATAATACGTTCCAATCCCTGCTGAGTATTGCAGGGGGAGCAGCGTTTAAATTTCCAAATGGTAGTTTTTATTTAGCTACGCAGCAGACGATACCTGTTATAAACACAGCTTACGCCATACCGTTCACTGACACAGCTACGTCAAACCAAGTTGCTATTGGAACAACAACCTCTCATATCGAGATAGGCGTATCAGGATACTATAACTTCCAGTTCTCTTTGCAGTTAGCTAAAACAGGCGGCTCGAATGTTGGTATATGGGTATGGCCTAGAGTGAATGGTGATGATATTGCAGACTCTAATACTAAACTTCAACTAACGGGGTCTAGCTCTTCTGAGTCAGTAGCGGCGTGGAATTTTGTGCTTCCTATGAACGCGGGAGACTATTTTGAGCTTATGTGGGCTGCTGACGATACTCGCGCTATTATTAAAGCAGAAGCAGCAAACGCGTTCTCACCTGCAATACCTCCTGCAATCCTTACAGCTACGTTTGTTTCAGCCCTATACTCATGATATTATTGCGTAAACTTTGGAGGTATCGTGAGCGATTTAGCAACTACTGGCAATATGCCAAAAATCTTAGAATTAGAAGCCCTTATGAAGGCTATGCCACAGGTAGAGTCTCCCGCACAGCATTATCATCTGAGCGGTGTTTATTGTCGGGCTCTTTTTATACCTAAAGGTTGTTTACTTACAGGTAAGATTCACAATCACGAAAGCATTGGTATTCTAGCTCAGGGTACACTTCGCATCACAAACGGTGAAACGTCTACAGTCGTTACCGCACCTTACATCACAGTAGATAAGCCCGGCATCAAACGCCTTGGTTATGCTGAAACAGATTGCACATTTATTACAGTTCATCGTTCAGATAAAACGTCTATGGAAGAGCTTGAAGAAGAGCTTGTTTCTAACTCGTTTGAAGAATTTGAACAGAAAACACAACAGTTACTTGGGGAAATATTATGAGTTGGGTTGCAGTTATGGTTGGTGTCGGTGTCGGCGCAACAGCTGGTGGGGTTACCACAGGTCTTAACGGTGGTAGTACAGAAGATATTTTGAAATCTATGGCTATCGGTGGAGCTATGGGCGGTGCTGGCGGGGGTATTGGTGGTGCTTTATCTGGCGCTGCTGGCGGAGCTGCTGCGGGTGCAGGAGGTGGCGCTGCTTCTGGGGCAACTACGGGGGCTTCTACTGGAGTTTTATCCGGTTCTGCTACCGGAACATTAGGGTCAGCGGGAAACGCTGCGTTGGCTAGTGCACTACCTACATCTGTTGGTACAGTAGGGGCTGCTGGTGCTGGTGCTGGTGCTGGTGCTGGTGCTGGTGCTGGTGCTGGTGCTGGTGCTGGTGCTGGTGCTACTGGAGGGGCCGGGTTTGCAGGTTTGAGTGGCGGTACTGGACTTCTTGCTGGAGGTACTGGCGGCGCTACTGGGGGTGTTGGTGGTGGAGGTATTGGTAGTTTAGGAGCCGCAGGTAACCAAGCGGCTGTTAATGCGTTGAGTCCTCAGTCTGTTATGAGTAGTTCTGGAACACTTCCAGGACAAGGTGGTTTTGTCGGACCTCAAGCAACTCAAGGTCAAATAGCCAATGCTAAAGCCTATACCGATGCCAATATGGGAACTCGCCTTCTCGCTGATGCGTTTGGTCAAGAAGGGAATGTAGCAGGTAACACAGGCCTTAAAATGGCAGGTAGTGCTTTGCAAGGCGGCGCTATGAATGCTGGGCTTAGTGGTCTTATGGCTGGTGCGCAAGGTAAAGATGTTGGTGAAGGTATGGCTAGAGGTGCTGCTACTGGTATGGTGGGTGGTGCTGCTACTGGGGCTATGAGTGGTATGGACAATGCTGTAGGTAGGTTTGCTACTGAACACCCTTATATAACGTCTGGAGGTGTTAGTTTAGCCGCTGATATGGCACTTAATAACCCTAAAGAAGATGTAGTACCTACTCAACCTGGAATCCGTAGTCTCTATAAGTGGGATAACAATGCGTATCAGCCTTACAGAATGATGGCTGCTGGCGGTGTAACAGATTTAGATAACTACGACCAAACGCCTCAGATGCAGAACCCAGGAACGCTAGATATTCCTAACCGCAACGAAGTGACTAACAATCAAGGTTATATGGGCGACTCTGTGCAGTTGATGGCTGAGGGTGGTATTTCTGATTTAGGGTCTTACTCGGATGGCGGTAGACTGCTTAAAGGTCCTGGAAACGGGGTTTCAGACGATATACCAGCAACAATAGCTGGTAAGCAGCCAGCACGACTTGCAACTAATGAGTTTGTGGTGCCAGCAAGAATCGTTTCCGAAATTGGTAATGGGTCAACTGATGCCGGTGCTAAAGCTCTTTATGCTATGATGGACAGAGTACAAAATGATCGTAAAAAATCTATGGGTAAAGGTAAGTTTGCAGTTGATTCAAAAGCATCTAGACATTTGGATAGATTATGATACCTAACGACCTATCAACTTTACCAGCTACCCCTAAAAAAGCTAAACAAGTAGGGAGCAATATATATTTCACTGGCCGTTCATGTAAACACGGTCATATAACTTATAGATATACCTATGACAAAATATGCTCCACTTGCTCTAAATTAAAATCTAAATTAGCAGCAACAGTAAAAGGCGGTAATGCCAGACGATGGGCAGCAAAAACTCCCGAACAGTTACAAGAAATATATGTGAAACGGAAAGAATATTATTACCGTACACATGAAGAACGCCTTGTAGAAAGAAAGAAATCCTACGATAAACTAAAATCTAACCCTGAGTGGCGAACTAACCGTTGTTTAAAAGTCACTGCGTATAGATTGACACACGGTAGGGGACCAGAAAAGTCTAACCCGGTAGTTAAGAAGAGATATAAAATGTCGGATAAAGGTCGTACAAATAGTTTGATGCATGATGCTAAAAGACGTTGTGCTCAGTTAAAACGTACCCCTGCATGGTTAACAGAATCTGACCGATGGATGATTGAGCAAGCGTATGAGCTATCAGTCTTACGCACAAAACTATTTGGTTTTGCATGGCACGTTGACCACGTAATACCTTTGCAGGGTAAGTATGTTTCTGGACTTCACGTACCAACAAACCTTCAAGTAATCCCAGCCACGGAAAATCTCCGCAAGGCTAACAAACACTTGCCAGCATAGGAGATAGACATGGCGGCACCAAAAATTACAACAGGGTATACACAACCCGGTACAAAACTGATTGTTAAACCTGATATAGCTAAGTACACAGATAAAAATGGTAAGGTTTCAGCTAAGTATCAAACAGATTTAACTAACTTCTATGCAAAAAGTACAGACCCTGAAGCGGTAAAGTATCGTACTGATGAGCTAACTAAAAAGTATGGAAGTCTAAAAGATGCGGACGGTAAAACGATATTCACGCCTACTTACATTAAAGCCCTTGCAGAGGGTATAGAACCTCCTGCGTCACTAGACAAAGCCGTTACTGATTGGGCTACGGCAAAAATGAAAGAAGCTACTAACTACGACTGGAATAACTTTTCTGGTGGTATAGGTTCAGTTGCTGCACAAAATCTATTAAGGTCCTTTGTTAAAGACCCTTCTCAAGTAGACACAGCACTTACCTTTAAATCATCTGGAGCGGACGTCACGCCTGAACAAAAGCAAGCTAATGCCGCAAACCTTGAAGCAAAAGTAGCTAAAGCTGAAAAAGATACGGCCACATTAGAAAACTATGACCCTAATGCAGGGGCATGGAACCCCTCTAAGAATACTCAAGCTACTCCTTATGGGGATGTGCTAAGTGGACTTATATCGGGGTATAAAAACCCTTATGCGTCAGATTATGTAAATCCTTTAACCGCAGTGGAAAAACCTAACCTTACAAACATACAAACCCCCTTTAACAAAAACGCTATCCCACAAGACTTAGTGAGTTTGTTTAATTCTGCGGGTACTAACTATGCAGGGGGTACTCGTGCTAACCCTCTAGTAAGACCTACCTTACCAAATAATGGGCTTGTAAAATTAACTCAGCCTAGTGCAACTGAATCAGCTGAACAATTAGCTAAACCAGGTGCGCCTGATACAACGAACACAACACTCCCTGTAGTGCCTAAAGCAGGTGAGCCTATTGTTACGGATACAAGTGCAGGGCAAGTAGTTAATCCGCCTGTTGTTAATCCGCCTGTTGTTAATCCGCCTGTTGTTAATCCGCCTGTTGTTAATCCGCCTGTAAAAACAGCCGCTGAGTTAGCTGCTGAGAAAGCAGAAGCGGACAGACTAGCTGAGGTTAATAGACTAGCGGCAGAAAAAGCAGAGGCTGAAAGACAGGCGGGTATAAAAACACTTGCTGAGAAAGCAGAAGCGACTAGACTAGCAGCGGAGAAAGCTAATACTATATTTCAACAAGGTAATATAACCGCAATGCCTACAGGTACGGCAGCAACAGGTTCATACGTATGGACCCCAACAAGTAACGCTTAACCCTAATACTGTTGTGGATTCACCTAGTGGTGTACTTGCTTTACCTGCACAAACAGTAGCTCTTCCACCGAGTGGACCTCAGCCTATTAACCCAAGTAACGGCGGACCTTCATCAGCTACTGTTGGACCTATCACCGCTGCTCAAAGAGATTTAGGGCCTTTAAATATATCTAACTTAGGTGCGGTAATCAGTCCTCAAGCAATGAACTCTAATGCAGGGGGCGTTGCGTCTTTAGTTGGTCCACAAGTTACAGTACAGCCTCAACAAAATGCAGGAGGGTTGCCATCTTTAGTGGGTCCTGTGGCACCAGCAGTAACTTACACATATGAACCTAGCAGTCAACAGCAGTTAGAAGATAAAGCAGTTAATGCAGGGTATCAAGGTGATTACACAGATACTGCCGCAATGAATAGTTTTATAAATGCGAATAACCAATCTGTAGCACCCGCCGTAACACAACAACCTGCCGTAACACAACAGCCTGCCGTAACACAGCAACCTGCCGTAACACAGCAACCTGCACCTATACGTACTACTGGGATAGTTAATGGGGTAGGGACAAACCCCGCACTCCGAGCTAAGGTATTAGCGGCACAAGCTGCGCAAGCATCTAATATGAAAGTATAACTTATGATAACGCTACACGCAGTACCTCTTGAGTTTATTCAGCAAACGTGGCCTTTAGCGAGGCCGCATATTGTGGCTGGTTTGCAAGAAGGGAGTGGTGAGAATTCACCTAACATGACGTATAATGACGACCATGTACTAAGCTATCTTGTTAACGGTAATTGGGAGCTTTTTGTGGCAGTAGATGAGCATAACGTAATGAGAGGTGCTGCAACTATTTCATACATTAACTACCCACTGCATCGAGTTGCGTTTATCACAGCGGTAGGGGGTAGGTTGATTGCTACCCAAGATAGTTTTAACCAATTAAAAAATTTATTTAAAGCACGCGGGGCTACGATGATTCAAGGTTATGGAAGACCTGCTATCATAAGACTCTGGAGACGCTTTGACTTTCAACCCCGCAGTACCTTACTGGAAGTATCAATATGATTATTAAAAATGTTAAAAAGTATTTCTTTACCTATGTTGTACCTACTTTCTATGGTGGCGGGAGTGGTGGAGGTCAGAACACGACTGTGCAACAACGTAACATCCCTAAAGAACTCGCACCTTATTATGAAGTGCTACTAAACTCTATGATGAAGCAAGGGTTCACCTCCAGTAATGAGCCTAAATCTACGCCAGCAAAGCTCACAACCTACGAGCCTAAGTACGAAGCACCTGTTCACTACGCTAAGGGTGGAGAAGTTAAGCACTATGCTGCTGGCGGTACATCTGTTGCAGATACGTTAAGTTCTTTAGGTAGTAAATCTGGTGTACTTAACCCTACAGGTATTAGACCCTACGAGTTTTATGGACAGAATACAGACCCCACATCTCCAGATTATAACACCGTAGACTATTCAAGTTATGTAGCACAGCCCACAGCACTACAAGAACAGTCTTATAAAGCGGCTGGAGATATGGCTCTCCCCCAGCAAAATATTGCGGCGTCTAATTTAGTAGCGGCGGCAGGGCAAGGTGCTTTAAATACAGCTGGTACGGGGCTGGACTACGGTACTCGTGGGTATGATGCAGGGCTTAATGCGGCTACTTTAGGTAATGCAGGGGCGGATACAGCGGCTCAGAATGCAAATATACTCGGTAATAGTGCGCTTAACTATGGGGGTCTTGGCGCTATGATGGGGGCTGCTGGAGCAGCTTCGGGTAATATGTACGAGAATAAAGCCACTAATGCGGGTACGGTTCAGTCCTATATGAACCCCTACCTCGATGCATCACTAAAACCTCAACTTGCGTTGATGGACCAAGAGAATGCCATCGCTAATCAGAAAGCGAACTCGCAAGCAGCTCAAGCTGGAGCCTATGGTGGTAGCCGTCAAATGATTGCAAACAACCTCAATGACCAGTCAAATAAACTAGCGCAAGCAAACCTTATCGGCCAAGGCTATAAATCAGCTTATGACACAGCGCAAAGTAATATCTTGCAAGGCTCGCAGCTTGGGCTTCAAGGCTATAACGCAGGGATTCAAGGCGCCCAAACAGGACTTTCTGGTGTTAACGCCGCTACAGGTGCAGGGCAGTATGGGCTATCTGGTGTTGGTGCGGGTATAGAAGGACAAAAAACCGCTATGCAAGGCGCTCAAACTGGACTTTCTGGTGTAGGTGCTGCGCAGGCAGGGTATGGTCTAGCAGGTCAGCAAGGTCAGAACTTATCGAATATCGGTAACACGCAGTTAGCACAGCAACAGTCGATTGCGGGAATGCAGAATTCCTATGGGGCACAGCAACAATCCCTTGACCAACAAGCTATCAATAACGCAATTAGTATTAAAGACTACCAACAAAAATACCCGTGGGAAATCCTAGGTGGTATATCGAATGCACTTAACGGTGTACAAACTGGGAGTATGACGGGGTTTACACCGGCGCCTAGTGCAATATCACAGTTTGGTGGTTTAGGTGCTACTGCTCTTGGTGCATATGGTGCTAATGGTGGGTTTAAAGCTAAGAAAGGTGGTAAAGTTCCTAGTAGTGGTGGTATCGGTGACTTAGCGGTGTATAACGCGATGAAAGGAGGAAAATAAGATGATGAATACCCCTTCTATGTATTCTGTTGACCAGCTACTTAAAGCTCGCCAAAACGGTGTACCCGACTAT